TAGACCCGATGTTTGCTGCAATTCCTGAATTAAAGTGCGTTATCAGCGACCGTCGTTCCAAAGACGCCAGCAATACAACCTTGATGAAAGAGTTTCAGGGCGGTGTATTGGTTTTAACCGGTGCGAACTCCGCCATTGGCTTACGTTCTATGCCGGTACGCTATATTTTTCTTGATGAGATAGACGCATATAAAGGAGATGTCGAGGGCGAAGGAGATCCTGTCAATTTGGCAATCAAGCGAACAAGCACCTTTAACCGCCGTAAAATTTTTATGGTTTCCACGCCGACAATCCAAAGCGTGAGCCGAATAGAATATGAGTACGAGCAATCAGACCAACGTCATTATATGGTACCGTGTCCTTATTGTAATAAAAGGCAGTTGCTTAAATGGAAACAAATCCATTGGGAAGATGATGACCCGCAAACGGCTGTTTATATTTGCGAATATTGCGGCGGTATAATTGAGGAACATCACAAAACGTGGATGTTGGAGAATGGAATTTGGGAAAAATCCAATCCGAGCAGTAAAATTGCCGGGTTTCATTTATCTTCTTTATATTCGCCGGTTGGCTGGTTTTCATGGGCTGACGCGGTTAAACAGTTTTTAGATGCCAAAAACAAGGATAATCTGTTGAAAGTCTGGGTTAATACCGTTTTGGGCGAAACTTGGCTTGAAAAAGGCGAAGCTCCTGAATGGCAGGTTCTCTTTGATAAACGCGAAGATTACCGGCAAGAACTTGTCCCGAGTGGCGGTTTATTCTTAACTGCCGGCGCAGACGTCCAAAAAGACCGTATAGAGTGTGAGGTTGTTGCTTGGGGGAGAAACCACGAAAGCTGGTCGGTGGGCTACTTTATTATAAATGGCGATACCGCCAGAGAGGATGTCTGGAATGAGCTGACAGATTTTTCCCGGCGTTATTTTGAGCATTCGTCCGGCGCTATGCTGCCAATCTCCCGTTTTGCCATTGACAGCGGTTTTGCAACGCAACAGGTTTATAATTGGGTACGCAAACAACCGCTGAATTTTGCAATGGCAGTCAAAGGAACAGACAGCGGCGTTACACCGTTAGGTCTTCCGACTAAGGTTGACCTTAATATCAATGGTAAAAAACTTCGCCGAGGGGCTAAGGTTTGGACAGTCGGAACTTCCATTCTTAAGTCTGAATTATATCAATTTTTGAGGTTGACTCAAAATGAAGACGAGAGCTTTCCGGCCGGATATTGTCATTTTCCCAAATATGACAGCGAATATTTTAAGCAATTAACTGCGGAACAATTAGTCACTAAAATTGTCCGAGGCTATCAGAAAAGGGAATGGCAGAAAACCAGAGAACGAAACGAAGCGTTAGATTGCCGTATATATGCCCGAGCTGCCAGTATCTGCTTTGGCATAGAACAGTTCTCCGAAACAAAATGGCGCAATCTGGAAAAAACTCTAATTCCGGAAAAACAGGAAACAGCGGAAATACCGGTAAAGAAAAAAACTAAAATTAGCTTTTCACCCAACATAGTCAAAGCGCAAGACCCATATTTATAAGGATTTAAGATGACAAAAGTTGAAATTTTACAAAAACAGCTAGAGGAAGCGGAACAGGCATACCATGAGTTAATGATTGGTGCACGCACTGTTAGCGTTAATGTTGAGGGTGTCGGTTCTACGTCATACGCTCAAGCCGATTCCTCCAAGCTGAAAGAATATATTTTGTACCTACAAGCAGAAATTGGAAAAGCTAAGGGACTGAAAAATCGTAAGGTTATCAAAGTGAGTTTTTAACTATGGATGACACAAGTTATAAAGGCGCGTCTTTATCGGCTAAGGAATTGCTGAGCTGGCGGCCGTTACGACATTCTGCGGATATGGAACTGGATGGGGAGTTATCGACTCTTGTTGCCCGTTCGCGAGATTTAATCCGCAATAATGGTATTGCCAGCGGGGCAATACAAACTCTTGTTGACAATGTTGTCGGTAACGGCTTAAAGCTCGTTTCAATTCCAGACCACAGAATTTTGGGATTAGATATTGATTATCTGGAAGAATGGGCGCGAAAAGTTGAGAGCTTATGGAGAATATGGGCAGAAAGCCGATTTTGTGATGCAGCTCGAAAGCTTAATTTCAATTCTCAAACGGCCTTAATTTTTCGTTCTGTCATTGAAAATGGGGAAGCCCTCGCCCTTGTTTTATGGCGGGAAACAAAAGATTGTCCGTTTGCAACATGCCTCCAACTCGTTGAGCCTGATAGGTTATCAAACCCTGATTTTAAGCAAAACAGTGAATTTTTACGCGATGGTATCGAAATTAATCAGTATGGAGAAGCTGAGAATTATTGGATAAGCAAATATTATCCCAATGACTATTACTACGGTCAGGGTGCCAATACATGGCAAAAAATTGCAGCTCAAACACCTTTTGGACGGAAGTTGATTTTACATGTTCATCACCCGGAGCGTATTGGGCAAAATCGAGGTAAACCGCTTTTTACTTCAATAATGCCGCTTTTTAAGATGTTAGACCACTATGAACGTTCGGAATTAAAGGCTTCAGTCGTTAACGCCATGATTGCGGCATTTATTGAAACTCCAATGGACAGTGAATCAATCGCCGAAATGTTTGGCGAATCTGTAGATGATTATCTGGAAAAACGCAAAGATTGGAGCGTTAAGCTTGAGGGTGGTTCAATAATTCCAGTATTTCCCGGAGATAAAGTATCGGCTTTTACTCCCAGCCGTCCAAATTCCAGCTATGCGGCTTTTGTTGAAAATGTACTGCGCCATATTGGAACCGGTCTAAATATCCCGCTTGAGCTGTTAATGAAAGACTTTTCAAAGACAAATTATTCATCTGCTCGGGCGGCTCTGATTGAAGCATGGCGCTTTTTCAATGGACGCCGAAGTTGGATAATTAACTACTGGGCTAAACCAGTTTTCGAACTATGGCTTGAGGAAAGTGTAAACAGGGGGCTTATTGAAGCCCCTAATTTTTACGAAAAGAAAGCAGCTTGGTGCCGATGTAAATGGATTGGTCCGGGGCGTGGCTGGGTTGACCCGGTTAAGGAAGCCCAAGCCTCACAAATTCGCATGGAATCCGGTTTATCAACCTTAGAAGATGAATGTGCCTCACAGGGATTAGACTGGGAAGAAGTTTTAATGCAAAGAGTTCGAGAACTCAAACGTATGAGAGAGCTTGGGCTTAGCACTTCCGGCGATGGCAATATGCAACTCATTAACCAAGAGGAAAATACAAATGAAAATATGGAACAAAATAACCAACGAACCGTGGGCAACGACGAGTGATACGCTTGAAAATATAATAAATATAGCCAAGCGACAAAATACCAACCCGGCAGCCATTGCAGCGCAGCTGGGAAGAAAATTGCAAAATACTTATGCTGTCTCTGTAAGAAATAATGTCGCAATTATTCCCATTCATGGCCCGCTGTTTCGTTATGCTAATCTTTTTACACTAATCAGCGGCGCGACTTCTTATGAACTTTTAGCCAGAGATTTTAATTCTGTATTGGCAGATGAAAGTGTAAAAGCGATTCTGTTTGATATCGATAGTCCCGGCGGAGAAGTCAACGGCTGTTCTGAATTGGCGGACATGATTTATAATGCACGAGGCAAAAAGCCTATAATTGCTTATGCTTCCGGGAGTTGTTGCAGTGGAGCTTATTGGATAGCCGCAGCTTGCGATGAAATTATCGTAACAGATACTGCGTTGGTTGGTTCTATTGGGGTTGTCGCTGTTTATGAAAAAGAAGACGGTGAAAACAAAATTGAAATTGTTTCCTCTCAAAGCCCCTTGAAACGTATCAATCCGGAAACTTCTGAGGGATTGACTCAAATACAGTCTCGCCTAGATGCATTGGCAGAAGTTTTTATCAATAAAATTGCAGTTTATCGTGATGTCTCAACCGAAACTGTAATCAGGGATTTCGGTCAGGGAGATGTTTTTGTTGGGAAAAAGGCGATTTGGCAAGGTCTGGCTAATCGTCAAAGCTCTTTTGAGCGAATTTTAACAGACCTTAACAAAGAAAGGGAAAATGAAAACATGAATGAAATGGAGATAAGACAACAGGAACGTCAAAGAATGAAAGAGGTCTTTGATAATGCTGAAGCTCAAGGTCGTGAACAGATTGCAAATAAAATGCTGGTTACAACAGATCTTTCATCATCTCAAATTATCGAGATTTTAAAGGATATGCCTAAACAGCAGGTTGTTTCATCTTTTGAAAAAGTTATGGCTCAGATTCCTAACCCTGAAATTGTTGTTTCAGGTACGGAAACCGCCGAAAATGTAGAGGTAATGGCTAAACGCATTGCTTCTTTGGCCAACAAATCATCTTCAGGAGAGTAAAATGTATGCAAATTGTAAAGATGAAGGAACATTAAAGCCCGATAACTTGTTGGCAGGTGATTTTCCCAGAGTAGCTAGACTGGTTGATGTTACTGCCGGGAATTATGTTCGAGGTACCGTTCTCGGAAAGGTAACGGCCAGCGGAAGGTATTGTAATGCGGTTTCGACCCAAACAGATGGCTCTCAAGTACCGCTCTGCATTTTGGCCGAAAATGTCAATGCGGAAAAGGAAGATAAACAGGCCGTAGTCTATTTTACTGGTGAGTTTAATTCAGACGCTTTGACTTTTGACAACAGTTTTACTGTTGATGTCATAACCGAAAAGCTCCGTGAAAAGAGCATTTTCATTAAGAAAACCCAAGCATAAGGAAATAAAAATGGATATCTTTTCAACACATGTATTGTCAAAAGTGGTGGAGAATCTTCATTCTCCATCATCTTTTTTATTGGATATGTTTTTTCCTCAGGAACAGCGTTCGGAAACAGAAGAGATTTATTTTGACACACAGGAAAGTAAACCTCGGATTTCACCGTTTGTTTCGCCATTGATGCCCGGCAAGGTCGTAGAACACGAGGGATATCGCACAAAATCGTTCAAACCGGCTTATGTTAAGGACAAACGGCGTTTTACCCCGGATATGCCATTTAAAAGAATGGCAGGAGAAAAAATCGGGGGAGAAATGACACCTGCCCAGCGTTTAGAAAAAGCCGTCGCGGTTACTCTTAACAATCAACTTGACTGTTTAACTCGTCGTGAAGAAGTTATGGCCTCGGAAGTTTTGCGCACTGGCAAAATTACGGTTGAAGGCGATGGTTATCCTGCTGTTACTGTTGATTTTGGTCGAGATGCTTCATTTACTAAAGTTCTTACCGGAGATAACACTTGGGATAATTCCAGCGTAAATATTCTGGACAATTTGGAAGATTGGGCCGGTGCAATTCAGTCTAAATCTGGTGTTGTGGCTAAAACCGTTATTTTAGAACCTTCGGCATGGAAGATTTTCCGGGCGAATCCGTTTGTTCAGAAATATCTAGATTATCGGCGTGGGACAGCTAACACTTTAAGTATTGACCCGATTATTTTAGGAAATGAAAAAGCTCGATTTGTCGGGAATATTGGCGATTTTGAGGTTTGGGTATATAACGACATATATATCGAAAGCGGAACTGAAATTGAAAAGAAAATCCTGCCTGAAAATACCGTTCTGCTGGGAAGTCGCAGCGGTATTGAGGGAGTTCGTTGCTATGGTGCTATCAAAGATGAACAGGCAGGTTTTCAGGCTAACCGTTATTTTCCTAAGTCATGGTTGGAAAATGACCCAGCTGTCCGTTGGATGCTGCTGCAATCTGCGCCGTTGGTCGTACCATATCGTCCCAATGCCTCAATGTGTGTAACCGTAAAATAGGAGAGTATATATGAAAGTATTAGCCAAAGTAACTCTGGTTGTAAATAAAACAGAATACGCTCCTGATATGGAAGTTGAGATTTCTAATGAAAAAGAAGCAGAATCCCTTATTGAGCGTGGTTTTGCTTCGAGAATTGTTAAAAATGAAAGTCAATCGTCTCAACCACCGTCATCTTCATCCTCAAAACAGGATAATTCTCAAAAATCGGATAAAAATGCTTCTAAAAGCACAAAAAACGATAAAAACACCCTAAAAAAAGATGAAAAAAGCAAAAAGGAGATTGATAACAGTGGTGCAGCAGTTTCAAAAAGCAGTGGATCATCTGTTCAAGAAGCTGGGAAAAAACGCTAAATATCAAAATCGGGACGTTCTTGTTTTCCTCTTACGCCCTGATATGGTCGTCAGTGTGGGCTTTTCACAAGCCCACACCGCGACTAATATGATGAAAATGCGGATTTCAGATGCTCCATATTTACAGATTGGAGAAAAACTATACTGCGACAATAAAGAATATACGGTTAGTCAGGAACCGTTAAAAGACACAAATAACTTAACGTGGAGCTTTGAAGTTATATGCACTTAAAGACAAGTTTAACTGGAAATCTGGCTGAAATATTAGAAAAAGAGTTAAAAAATGCGGAAGTTGCCGTAACAAGAGGTATATCGGCAGCGACCAATCAACTCAAAGATACAATGAGAAAACAAGTAAAATCCGCACGTTTGGGGTCTCGTTTGGCGTACACATGGAGAGGAGATATTTTTCCTAAATCAAAAAATAGTCTAAAAACCGCCGGCATAGTTTATTCGAAAGCTGATAAAATTATGCAAAGTTTTGAGTATGGTTTAGTCATCAGGGGAAAAGACGGTTTTTGGCTAGCAATTCCTACGCCGGCAATTCCCCAAAAAATTGGTGGGAAAAAAGTTACTCCGGCCCTTTATGAGAAAATGAAAGGAATCCGGCTTAGATATGTTTATCGTCCTAATGGTACCTCTTTATTGGTATATGAACAGAAACGACGGACGGTTATTGCCTTTTGGTTAGTACCTAAGGTCAAAATGCCCAAGTTAATTAATTTCGAGACAGAAAGCCGAAAAATAGAAAATAAAGTGCCAAGTTTGATTTTATCAAACTGGAAAGACTAATTCTGTATGTTTTTTATATTCCCTAAAAAGGAGAGACAAATTGGAAAACTCAAGCGTTACAAATATTATCAACCTTTTATATAAGAGACTGGAAAGACTGAAAGATGTCCAAATAAAGAAAAATATTGTCATTCCGCAAAAAATTCCACCAGAGGGAATAATTATTCTCCGCTCTGGAAAATGTGAAATAGTTGAAACAATCCTTTCGCCAGTATCTTATGTTTTGGAGCTCCGCCCTGAATTGGAAGTTTTAGTACAAGATATGGACGATGATAATCGCCATAATCAAATGTCTAAAATTATAAAAAAAGTATCAGACTGTCTCAAATCTGATTTTTCATTGGGTGGAAATGTTGACTATTTGCATACAGAACCCCCGGAATATAGCGATGAAAATATTGATGGTGCTCCGCCAGTTATGGTGGCGTCCGTCCCCATTATAATCGAATTTGTTTCAAATAACCCTCTTTTATAAGGAAAAAGATATGAGTAGAGCTTATGGTTGGAATGCCAGCCTTTTAATTGCCGAGGAAATAGAATATGGGGTTATGCCGAAAAATGGCTATACTAAGATTCCGTTTATTTCTTCATCTTTGGATAGTGAACAGAGCCTCGTTACATCAAATGTTCTCGGATTAGGACGTGACCCTACCACCCCATTTCAAGATGTTATTAATGTTTCAGGGGATATCGTTATTCCTGTTGATTTGCGTAATTTTGGAATTTGGTTAAAAGCCATTTTTGGTTCACCCACTTCAAAAGCAATTACTGATGATGAAGAAGCCCTTACCGGAAGTTATGAACATACTTTTGAGTCTGGAAAAGTATCTCTTCCCAGTTACGCATTAGAAATAGGTCTTCCCCAAGTCCCCGAATATATCCGTTTTATGGGCGTGAAGGCTGATAGCATTGCCTTTAACTTCCAACGTTCAGGAGAAGCACAGGCAACTGTGGCTCTTTTGGCTCAGGGTGAGGATGCTGCTCAAACGAGTATATTTACAGAAGCTGAAACTAAAACATATACTCGTTTTTCACAATTTCAGGGATTTATTAAAAATGCTGGCATGCGCTTGGCAAATGTTACTGCAGCTTCATTAACCTATTCTAACAATCTGGAAAAAATTGAAACAATCCGCAATGACGGCAAGGTTGAAGCGATTGATGTAGGTGTTGCCGGCCTGTCTGGAAGCATTTCCGTACGGTATGGGGATAATGAACTTATGAACAAAGCACGAGCTGGCGAGCCTGTAGATTTAGAGTTTGGGTATGAACTGTCAGAAAATCAAAAATTAACGATTATCTGCCATGAGGTTTATCTTCCTAAGCCCAAACGTTCTATTTCCGGTCCGGGAGGCATTGAGTGTTCCTATGATTTTCAGGGAGCGAAAGAACAGACGCTCGGAAAAATGATGACTGTTATATTAATAAATAATGAGGAGGCATACTGATGTTAAAGCTAAATATTCCTAAAGAACCATATTGGCTAAATGTTGGTTATGGTGTTAAAATTAAGGTAAAGCCATGTACTTCTAATATATTTTATCAAGCTAAAGCATATATGAATGATAAAATATCCCAAACTGTCAAACAATATAAAGAAGCAAAAGAGGTCGGAGCAGATGTTTCCGACTTTTTAGATTTAAACAATCCTAAAATTCGAGAAGCTTTTGCAGATGAACATTTAACAATCGGAATGGCTTTGGCCGGTATTTTGGAGTGGGAGGGTATTTTAGAGGCTGAAAGCGATGAGCCGGCGCCGGTCTGTGAACAGAAAATTGAGGAACTTTTTTCAAATTTTTGGCTCATCGCCGAGAATTTTCGTAACCAGTATTGTGGAGTTCGTGAAATCTTGGAAGCGGAAAAAAACGACTTAGCGCCCGATGCCAGTGGCATTTCGGCAAAGGGCGAGACTATTGTAAAGGGTGTTCAGAAACCAATAAGCTCTGTTCCATTGAAAAATGTAAATACATAGAAACAGCTCCGCAAACAGTTGAAGGATGGCAGGCTTGGGAAGTTTTGAAAAGACTTTCCGAGCCTGATTTGTCTTTGGCTCTTAATATTGCCAAAAATTTAGGTTTTGACTTGGAAATTATGAGCGAACTGTTGGCAATATAAATTTTATTAACGAAAGTATAAAAGATGAGTGCTGCTAAAAATTTATCTATTCGCCTGGCGGCGGTGGGAGGCGACAAAGTCAGACAAGAGTTCAAAGCTCTTGGAAATGACGGTCAAAAAGCCTTTCGTCAAATAACGAATGTTATTACTCCTGCTAATGATAATCTTTTAAAATTAAACGAGAATACAAAGGTTTTTAATAATATCCTAAGGCAAGCCTCTTATGTTGCCGGTGCTTTTTTGGGATTCAAAGGCATTTCAGGAACCTTAGGGGCGTTATTTGAATCAAACAGAAATTTTGAACAGCTTTCAGCTTCTCTTAAAACTGTTATAGGATCTACAGAAAATGCACAAGCCGCATTTACGTTGATTGAAAATTTTGCAACAGCTACACCATATCAATTAAATGAAGTTGTAGAAGCTTTTATTCGGCTTAAGGCGTTAGGGCTAGACCCCTCGGAAGAAGCATTAACCTCTTACGGGAATACAGCCTCGGCATTCAGTAAAAATATTCTAGATTTTGTTGAGGCTGTTGCAGATGCTACGGTTGGAGAGTTTGAACGTCTGAAATCTTTTGGTATTAAAGCCAATACCTTGACGAATGAAGTTAAATTCACTTTTGCAGGTGTAACTACAACCGTTAAAAAAAATGCTACGGATATAGAAAAATATCTCCGTTCGCTTGGCGATATAAAATTTGCCAGAGCAATGTCGGAACAAATGAAGACTATGAACGGTGTAATTTCCAATATTGAGGATAATTTTGATAAAATTTACCGTGATATTGGCAAAAATGGCTTAAATGAGGCATTAAAATCTTCACTTACTCAATTTAATGAATTAGTTGGACAAAGCGGAAATGCAGCAACAGTAATCGGAGAGACCTTAGCTACGGCTGTAGAGGTGGCGTCAGGGGCTTTCTTCACATTAGCTGAAAATGCGGATATTGCATTAGGTTTAATTGCCACTCGTTTAGGAGGTTCAGCTATTTCTGCCGGCTGGGTTGCTTTAAGTGGCAGTGTTACGAAATTAAACGGAGGAATGGCCCTTTTAGGAACAACCTCTAAATCTGCAATAGCAGGTTTAACTATGATGTCGCAAGTTTCTAAGATGGCTGCTGTGCAAATGGCCTTAACGGCCGGAGTAGCGAATACCTTAAAAGTGGCATTAAGTCTGATTGGCGGCCCTGCTGGTCTGGCAATTATTGCCGGATATTCTTTATATAAACTGGCTGACAGTCATAATGTCGCTAAAAGAGCAAGTAAACAACATGCCGAAACCCTAAATGAGCTGAAACAATCACTCGAGAAAACTGTTCAAGAAGTCAATAATCTCAATGAAGCCGGTAAAAATGAAGCGGTTGCAACTTGGAGCAAAGCTCTGAAAGACGCAGAACAAAATATTAAAGATTTGGAAAAAAGTCTTAAGAATACCGGCGGTGTATCCTTATTTCAAAGGGTTAAACCAGATATTTTCAAACAAGAGTGGGAAATTATGGCGGGAGATTTGCGCCGAATGCTCTCCGAATCCCGGATTGATTTGGAACAGTATCAAGAAAGGGTTTGGGAGTTAGCAAAAGATTATCCTGATTTTACACCCATGGCAAAGTCCATTCAGGAAAATATTTTGCTTTTAAAAGCTGCCAGAATTGATGCTAATAAAGCCCGTGAGGAATTAGCCAATATTGAAAATCCCCCAAAAGAGGAAGTTACAACTGAGGTTAAAGTAACACCTCGTGTTGATGACAATACTTATAAAAAAACGATTGATGATATCCAGAATAAGCTTTTGGATTTAAAAACACCGTATGACAAAGCTATTGCGTTGGCTGATAAATGGAAATCGGAAACATTAAAAGGTTTAGATTCCACAAAATCAGGGTATCAGCAATATAAGTCTGATGTTGAAAGAATATATGATGATATGATTAAGAAAGCCGAAGAATCTGCGCTAAATTCATCGAAATCATTAGAAGACGGCTTTAGGCGTGGTTTTACAAGTATTCGGGAGGAAGCCGGTAATTTCGCAAATCTGGCAGAAAGTACGGTAAAAAATGCGTTTTCTAATATGGAAGATGCTCTTACAACCTTTGTAACAACTGGAAAGGCCAGTTTTTCAGATTTTGCCAACGCTATTATCAGTGATCTTACGCGTATTATAATTCGGCAATCTATTACTCAACCATTATTGAACGGAATTGCCAGTTATTTTGGATTTGCAACCGCTCATACAGGGGGAATTGTTGGTTCTGATAATTTACGGAAGACTTATGCCAGTCCGGCAGTTTTTTTTAATGCTCCCAAATTTCATGGCGGTGGCATTGTTGGAGATGAGGTACCAATTATCGCTAAACGCGGCGAAGGGGTCTTTACCCGTGAACAGATGAAAGCAATTGGGGATAGGGAATCCACGGTTAACATTAGCGTTAATGTTATAAATAATGCTTCTTCGGATGTTAAAACGTCGGTTACTAAATCAAATCAGGGAAACGGTAAAATCAATCTGGATATAATGATTGAAAAAATAGAAAACTCAATGGCTAAAAATGTTTCCAAAGGAACAGGCCTTGCTCCGGTTTTGGAACGGCGATACGGACTTAATCCCGCATACGGCAGTTATGGTTAGTTTATAAAGGAATATTGATGACAGTAAGATTTCCAGACTTGCTTCCTCTGCCGCTGGTCGAGGATTACTCTATTACGCCCAATGAAGCAATTATCCGTACACAAATGGAATCGGGGACAGCTCGGCAACGTCGGCGATTTGATGCGGTTCCAAGTAAAATTACCGTTAAATGGTTTATGAATGCATCGCAATTTTCTCTTTTTGAAGCATGGTATAAATATCATGCGAAAGAGGGAGCTGAGTGGTTTGTTATTAACCTTTTAGGCGGTTTAGGCCTTATAGAACAGGAAGCGAGGTTTACCCAACAATTTACAGCTAAACTTCAAAACGGAATTTTGTGGGCTATTACCTCTGAATTAGAAATACGAGAACGTCCTACCCTGTCGGAAGGAGCTTTAGATATCTTGCTTTCTAATGATTTTGAAAAACTTTCCCGTTCTGTAAATCATCTTCACGAGTACGTACATATAACATATCAAAAACAAACAAAGGATTTATAAATGGCAAATATGGAAGAAAGACTTGAAGCTGCTGTTTCGCAGGTAGAGGTTGACGGCAAAAAATGGCATAATATTATACATGGCGATGAAAATACGGTTGTAACAACTGAAAATGGAGATGTGCCGACAGTTGCGAAACAGCTTAAAGATATACGAGATAACATAACAGGTGGTGTATCAGATGTTGTTGCGGAAGCTGAACATGCAAGAGATGAAGCTATATTGGCTAAAAATGCCACTCTCCAGCTTAAAGATGATGTAATTATTATAAAGTCAGATACGCAGATACTAAAAAACGATACTTTAGACATCAAAAGCCAGGCGGAGACAATCTTTAATAATATATCTTCGGAAACAAATAAATCTATCCAAAACATTCAAAATGAAACGGCTTTACAGATTTTTGCCATTCAGAATAATGGAGATACAGAGGTTGAAACTGTAAATCTTGCCGGGACAACACAAATTTCCAATATTGGAAAAGCTGCAGAGGAACAAATAGCATTAGCAGAATCTCACGCTAATCAGGCTAAGTATTATGCTGAATCCGCTGCACCAGCTCCTTTGGGGTCTCGTTTGAGTGTACCGGGCAATAAAAAAGTCCCGGACGGTTATGAGCCTGTATGGTATAAAAACACCATAACGCGCACCAAATATCCTGATTTTTTTGCTCAATTAGTTGATACTAATTATCTGGTATTTACTGATGAAACAACGTACAACAGTCAGGTTTCCAATTATGGAATGTGTGGCTCTTATGTTAAAATAGATGAAAATACCATTATTTTGCCGCTTTTAAAGAACTATGCCCGAAGTGGTACATTAGAAAATATTGGAACAATTTTAGATGATCAGTTTCAAGGACATTACCACTCCAATCAAATTAGGACTGATGCATACGGTTCGGGTGATGGTCCGGCAATTACCGCAACAGCAAGTGCAGACGAGGCTCTCCAGAAAGATGGTATAAATATGTATGTTCTGGAACCTAAAACAGACGGAATCAACGGAATTCCCCGTTATGGTTCGGAAACAAGACCTAAATCTTATTATGAATTGGTTTATATTAAATGTGCGGATATTTGTCGCCCTCTTTCAGAAGAAGACACTACCGAACTTAGGAATACTTTAATAAATAAAGTCGATACAGATTTGGGCAATATAACATCTGCGCTGGTTAATGCTAAGATATTTCTGTCGGCATGGAATGATACCTGCTGGTATGAAAGAAATCAGGCAACTGGCTTAATCAAGCAAGGTGGTAAAGTTATGGTCAATGCCAATGCTGATTTTCCGGTCACATTTCCAATCGCATTTTCGGCAGCTCCGCTAATGGTATTACTGACCCCTTATAATCAGCCGACTAATTATACCAGTGACTATAATTACCTTGCTGTGGCTGTCAATATTAGTACAACGGCTTTCAGTATTCGATATCGGGATTCTGATGATACAGGATGTCGTCAAGGTATAGTTTCATGGTTTGCTGTTGGATATTAGGAGAGTACGATGCCAAATGATGTTTTACAGCAGGCTATTATGGAAGCTTATGCCTCAAGCCCAAGTGATGTGCTTATTTATCATACATTAGAAATTAAACATCCTGATTTTATGGATGATAACAGAAATCCGATAACAATCTTTCTTGTGCAAGGATTTCATAATATTACAGCTAAACTCGAAACAGGAAAAGATGTCGAATTTCAAGCGATGTGTTTTAATATCGAACTTCCTCCGGTAGATACTTCTGCTGTACCGGAAATTACAATAGAAATAGATAATGTCAGTCGGGAAATAGGAAAACACTTGGACAATGCTGCTTCATCGCAATATAAGACAGAGCTTGTTTATCGTCCTTATTTATCTACGGACTTGACAACACCCCAAATGATTCCGCCCGTCAGATTGACCGTTACGGAGATTAGCGGTGATGTTTATAAAATCACGGCGAAGGCAAGAATGACAGATATCGGAAATAAAACATTTCCGAATGAAACCTATCGTTTATCAAAATTTATGGGATTAGTGAGTTAAAATGAAACATTGGGCTGTTAAATATATCGGAAAACTATGGATTAATGGCGAATATGATTGTTGGGGATTAGTCCGAGATGTTTACCAAAACGAGCTGAAATTGGAACTGTCACCGATTGTAACAGACGCAACAAGTTTGCGTGATGTTTTATGCGAATTCAGAAAATCATCTAATTATAACCACTTGAGAGAGACTTTTAAGCTAGAGGATAAGAATATCGTTATTTTGACACAGAACAAATATCCTTGTCATGTGGGGATTTATGCTGATATAGACGGAGGTGGCGTTTTGCATAATATGCAAGGTGTCGGCGTGGTATTTCAGAAACTCCCGGAGCTTAAAATGAACGGCTGGCAAATTATGGAGATTTTAGAGTATGCCGCAAATAGTTAAGATACAGAATCCTTTCAACCTCGCTCAAAGCGAGGTTTTTTATTGTTCTAAACAAATGAGCATAACAGAAATTGCCATATATTATAATGTCAGTCCTCAAAATTTGCCATTCATCTGTTTTTTAAACGGTGAACCTTTATTGCGAAGATTTTGGAACGATTGTCCAAAGTCTTCAGATCACCTTGCTTTTATGTGTTTGCCTCAAGGTGGTGGTGGCGGTGGTTCAAATCCGATTAAGGTCGTACTGTCCGTAGCCGTTATGGTGGCGGCCTATTATACGGGTGGAATTGTTGCCGGAGCTTATGGCGCTTTTGCCGGAGCTGCGGCAGCAACAGCCATAAGTGTTGGAGGGTCAATGCTTGTTAATGCAGTTATTCCGTCTCCATACAGCAGCTTAACATCATCATATTCCGCCTCGTCATTGGAAAGCAGTCCGACATATTCTCTTAACGCTCAGGGGAATCAAGCCAAACTTGGCGGGGTTATTCCTGTTTTGTATGGCCGGCACATTATCTATCCGGATTTTGCAGCTAAGCCCTACACAGAATATAATGAGAATGAGCAATATCTTCACCAGCTTCACGTTTTAACACAAGGTTATTGTGAAGTTGAGCAGATTCGCATTGATGATACGCTGATAAGTTCGTTTGCTGAGGTGGAATATGAAATTGTCCAGCCTAACCAACCTGTAACCCTTTTTAATCCGAATGTGGTAATGGCAGCGGAAATCGCCGGGCAAGAACTATTAAAAGACACTTATGTCGGCGGTTTTATTGTTAATCCTGAAGATACTCAAATAGATAAAATCGGTATAGATGTGGTTATGAGCGCCGGATTGTATTATGCCAACGATAGTGGTGGCCTGTCTTCCAAAACAATTCAATGGAAAGCAGAGGCCAGACTCGTCGATGATGAGGGAAATGCGCTTGGAGATTGGATTGTTTTGGGTTCAGAGAGTCATACGGCAGCTCAAAATACACCTATTCGACTTACTTTCTTTTATATGGTTTCTTTGGGACGCTATGAAGTTCGTATGGTACGTTTGGACGCAAAAGATACAAGTGCAAGGGCCGCTCACGCCATTTATTGGGAAAGTTTGAAAGGCTATATGGAAGCTCCGTCTGATTTTGGTGAAATGACGCTTTTGGCTATTAAAATGCGGGCAACAAATAACCTCTCATCTAATTCCAGCCGAAAGATTAACGCTATTGTAAATCGTAAAGTCAAAACATGGAGTTCAAATTCCGGTTGGAGTGAACCGGTAAAAACGCGTTCGATTGCTTGGGCTATTGCGGATATTTTAACGGCTCCATACGGTGGAAAATTGTCAGATGAACGTATCCATTTAACCGAACTTGAACAGCTTGACAAGGTTTGGGAAAGTCGGGGAGATTATTTTGACGGAATTTTTGACAGTACAACTACAATTTGGGAAGCTATGTTAAAGGTTGCACGTTGTGGACGAGCCATTCCTATCTTGCAGGCAGGAATGATCCGAATTATCCGTGATGATAAAAAGACGATTCCTACGGCAATGTTCACACCACGAAATATAGTCAAAGATAGCTTTTCTATCGAATATATCATGCCGTCTGAGGATACGGCAGATAGTGTAAAAGTACAGTATTTCTCAAGTAAATACTGGAAATATGATGATGTAACAACCAAACTTGCGGACAGTACGGAAGAAAACCCGGCCAATGTAGATTTGTTTGGCTGTACCAACAAAGAACATGCCGCTCGGGAGGGCTATTATATGTGCGCTTGCAACCGTTACCGGCGGAAGTATATCAGTTTTCAAACCGAATTAGAGGGGCTAATCCCCACCTATGGCGATTTAATCAGCATAACGCATGATATGTGCGAATGGGGACAAGGCGGCGAAGTGTTATCAGTTTCCGGGAATACTCTAAAATTGTCAGAACATCTGATGTGGAAAGAAAACGAGGAACATTTTATATGTTTTCGCCACAAAGACGGCTCTATGAGTGAGACATATCCGGTTATCCGCGGTGCAGTAGATGAAGAAGCTGTCATTCAAACGGTGCCGGATATTAAAATCTATACCGGTACGGCAATGGAACGAACTCATTTTACTTTCGGTATAAAAGGAAAAGTATCAATGTATGCCAAGGTAATCGGTGTCAAACCCCGTGGCGATACCGTGGAAATTAGCTGCGTTAATGAAAGTGATGAGGTTTATAAAACATAAAACGAAAGGAAAGAGAATGGATTGGCTAGAATTTTTACAAATTATTTGTGTTCCGGCTTTTGTTTGGCTTGTCCATAAAATGGGCAATGTACATAAGGAATTGAATGATTTTAAGGTGCAAGTTGCCCGGGAGTATGCCACACAGGTTCATATTACCCGGCTTGAACTGAAAATTGACGAATTGCGGCAACTTATTTGGGAGATACATAATGAATCAAAAACTACCAAGAGGAATTAGAAACAATAATCCGGGGAATATCCGGCACGGTGCTAATTGGCAAGGATTAAATCCTAAAGGCAGAGATATAGATTCTGCCTTTTGTGTTTTTACAGCACCAATTTATGGAATCCGTGCTTTGGCGAAAGTTCTTATAAATTATAAAAAAATTCATGGTTTAAATACAGTCCGAACGATTGTAAGTCGTTATGCGCCTCCTAATGAAAATCAGACTGCTGCTTACATTCAGTCTGTTGCCAAACAGCTCGGTGTTTACCCCGATACAGTCATAGATATTGAAGAACGCGGGGTGCTGACTGTTTTTATTAAAGCTATTATCCGCATGGAAAATGGCATTCAACCCTATTCCGATGAAACAATTCAACAGGGGATTGATTTGATATGAAGTTAAATAAAAGATCATGGATTCCGCTGATTGGTTGGATTTTATGTTATGGTTTTCTGCATAACTGCGTGATTGCACCGTATTTTGCGGTGGATGTTATCGACTGGGAACAGCTTTTAACCAGCTTAGGCATTATGTTGGGAATTAGCGGTGTCCGGGATATTGGAATTAACCGGAGAAAAAAAGATGATGGAAATTCTAAAGAAGTTTAGAGCAATAGTTTTTACCGCTATTGCTCTTTTTTTATACCTTTTTGGCTATCGCCATGCCAAAGAGGCGGCGGAGAATAAACAAACGAAAGGAAAGTTAAATGCCGTTAAAGCTGCTAAAAATGTTCGTAGTGGTTTGTCTGATATTGACCGAATTAAACGCTTGCACGACAAGTATAAGCGGTGATTTTTGCTTGCTTTATGAGCCGGTTTATGCTGATTATGAAAAAGATACACCGGAAACAATTAAACAAATTGATAAAAACAACATCATTTATGATGAATTATGTATGTTTAAGCCCCCCCCCCCCCCCCCGGGGGGGGTTTTTTTTTTTTTTTTTTTTTTTTTTTTTTAGATTAAATTTTAGCCCGTGAGAACGCTCAGAAAGAAATTCCGGGGTATTTTTATCAAATCTTGATAAAAATGGCTATTTTTCATTGACTCGCAATGAAAAATCTATTTAGATTCCTGTGCAATATAATCTATATGGGAGTTTTATCTATGAATAAAAATGAACTGATTGACAGCATGGCGGCTGAAGCCGGTATGACAAAGGCTGATACAACCAAAGCTCTGGACGCGTTTATTGCTTCTGTTACCACCGCTCTGAAAAAAGGTGATGAAATTCGTTTGGTAGGTTTCGGAACATTCTCTGTTTCCAAGCGTGCCGCGTCTACGGCTCGCAACCCGCGCACCGGTGAAACGATTAAAGTTGCGGCGAAAAAGGTTGCCAGATTTAAGGTTGGCAAGACTTTGCAAGATTCCTTAAACTAAAATAACACAATAAAAAAATCACAAGTCTTTAGAAAACCCCCCCCGGTCTTTGCCGGGGGTTTTCCTTTTTTTTTCCAAACGCCTTTGCAAATTAAAATTATGTTCTGTATGCTGATAAACGTCGGAAAGCCCAATTCCGACAAGGAACGGTAATTTCTAATCAGTATGGGCAAGTCTCTTGAGCTTTATGAGCTTTAAAAACAAGAGTGTGTTGCTATATGGGCATCTCACCCTAACGGGTGGATGCCAGGTATATAAGGCATAGCTCGAATAACTGGGCTATTTTTCATACTGATTATAGTTTACCCATCCACCCCCCCCCCGGTGCCCCGGGCGGGGAAAAAAATGTGTTACCGCAGAGATAAGAGTATGGAAATAGCTGATTTAAAGCAACGTGATGAAGCCATTTGGCAGAAGTATTGCCAAAACGTTGATGAAGACAATCTTGTAGCAATTTATCGTCAGGGGATGTTTTTAGGCATTTATGAACAACTGGTACGCATTTTGAGGCGTAATACGGAGAATGTTGCCAAAGACTATAGAAACAGCGATTTTTTTAAGCTTGCGCTGGTAACTTATGTCGATTTGTATTGCCGAATTTTGGTACAGCGGGAATTTGCAGCAGAGGAACAAGATATTGCCGCAATTGCCATTAGCGCATACTATAATAAAGACTACGATGAGATTATTAAGCTTCCGCAATCGGCTTATGCCTCAGGAAACGCCACTGCCGAAATGTGGGTGCGCTATATGCGGAGCGAGATTATTGTATGGGGCGTGCGGAATTTGGCGCTTTTAGACGTAATAAACGGTTTTTATTATCGGCAGTACGGAAAGCTTATGCGCTTTGAAGCCGCAGAGAAATATAAACCCCATTTTACAGATTAGTTCAGACATTCAAGCAAAGGCGGGCGGGTTGGTAACTATGATTAACGTGAAAATAGCCCAGTTATTTGGCTAAGCCTTATTGGCCGGCATCCGCCCAAATTAAAACGACAAAATTTTCCTTGCACGTAAAGGGAACCTGCCCACACCAATCAGGCCTTACCAACCTACCAGAACGCCAGTGTCCCAGTACATATCAGTACTGGCAACATAAATAAAAAAGCAAGTTTTTTATTGCTTGGGTTTCCAACGTCTTGGCTTGGGCCGATATGGCAAACAACCACCATATTTTAACATATAATGGTTAACATCAATCTCAATATCATTGCGGATAATAAAAAGAGTACCAAGATAGCGGCGGTAAACATCTTTTCCTTTGAGCTTCACATAAAAAAAATCTCGGTTATTCTGCCACAATTTTTTCAGGACAGCGGCAGACTGTTCTCCGCGATACAAAACTTCCGTTTGGGTTAAACCATAAGTTTCCGCCTGCCACTTGGCGCGCAG